AAACCGACCCTTAGTGACGATGAAATCAAAACCCTGGCCTATTTGATCGGCGACGGTGGTTACACTGGTAGTGGCGTCGTTTTTTCACAACAGAAGAACAAGCAACTAGCAGAGCTTACGGAATGTGTGGAAAGGCTGGGGTGTACAGTTGTCTACAAGGCCCAGTACGATTATCGTATAGTGGGGCCGGGCGTAAATAAAAAGCAGCTTGCTAAAGACCGAAAAACCCCTGTGATCGAGTTGCTTCGTACGCATGGGTTAATGGGCAAGCACTCAAGGGACAAGTTTATACCCGAAGAAGTCTTTGTTCAGTCGGCAGACAAGATCAAACTGTTTCTTTCCCGACTTTTTTCTACAGACGGGTGGGCCAGTCTTGCTAATGATGGTCATAGAGAAATAGGTTTTTGTTCGGCATCGGAGCAGCTTGTCCGAGATATTCAAGAGCTTCTGATAAGGTTTGGTATTCATAGCAAAGTTTATCTAAAAAACAAGGTCAACGCCTGGGTTCTGCATATAAATGATGCCGATACCATTGTGCGTTTTTTTGACCAGATTACTATTTACGGAAAAGAAGAAGCTCAAGATAAATTGTATCAAGACTGCTTGCCCACGGCGAAAAGGAGAGCGCGAATTGCCAGGGATAGACCCAGAGATATACTCTGGCGTCATAAACAAGCCTTACCGGGAACGATTTGGGAAAAGGTAGCTAGTGTCGAGCGGATAGGACTTGAGCCCACGGTCGCTATAGAAGTCCCAGAGCATCACACTTACCTTACCATGTTCTACGAACATAATACTTGGCTCCTGGCGAAACTGGTCTCTCATTTCTTCGATTGTTTTACGCCCAGTATTATCTATTGCTTTGCCCCCACCACAGAACAGATTAACGACTTGCTCTTTAAGGAAATCCGTGTAGATCGCGGGGATCGGGACTTACCAGGAAACGTTCTCCCTCGCACTGCTCGTATCAATTACAAACCCGATCATTTTGTTGCGGGCAAGGCCACAAACAATAGTTACTCAACGGGTGTCGAGCGGGTACAGGGTCAACATCACAAATATCAATTATTCGTCCTTGACGAGGCAGAGGGTATCCCGGACTTCGTATGGAGGTCAGTGAGATCAATGATGGGTGGTGGGATCAATATTGCGGTAGCTGCAAGAAACCCGCGAACTACAACCTGTGAAGCCCACGCGATCAGGGACAGGGCGACCACGACTACTTTTACCATTTCGTCGCTGGATCACCCGAACGTGGTGCAAGATAAAGAAGTGGTTCCTAATGCGGTCAGGCGGCAATATGTTCTGGATATGCTTGAGGAATTTGCCGAGGTGGTGAACCAGCATGACCCTGATTATCATACCTTTGAATTGCCCTGGGAACCCGGTGTAATCCATCGGCCGATGCAAGAATTCTTATGGAGGATCATGGGGATTGCTTATGAAGGAGACTCGGTCAACACCTTCTGTCCTTACGGAAGATTTGATGCGGCTTTAGGAAGGGGTAAATCGGAACCGTTCGAGTTCACAGACCAGCACGATAAGGCCACCTTCGGCGTGGATGCTGCGAGATACGGGAGTGACTTCGGGACGGTTTACATTCATCGGGGAGACTGGCTCTGGCGTAGCGCCAGTTTTCAGACAAGCGACTCCATGACNTTCTACACCCATATTATAGAGGAAATGGAAAAGCTGGTGGACGATGGGGTTGTGAATATTGAAATTCGGGTGGATGCCGGAGGTGGCTGGGGAGCCGGCGTAATCGACCTGTTTAATTATGATCTGGAACTCAAATATCGAGGTATTAGCGCAAAGCAAGACATTCAAGATTTGATGGTTTATGCCACTACAAGGGAACAGCGGGAACATTTGAGGCAAGCCCTGGCTCATCGAAAGAAAACCCCGAAAGGCAAATGGGATGATCTTTACAAGTTCCAGGTAGCGGAGATCAATTTTGATGGAACCCCGAACAAAGGGCGCGATTATGCTAACATGGCGACCGAGATGTATTATCATCTGGGGGCGGCTATGCAAAGACTCAATCTTCGGAATGTGCCGAAAGCGATGAGACTCGATGTATGTGGGCGGGCGTTTGCATACGGGCTTAAAAAAGGATATAGTGTCAAAATACTTACGCCGAAAGAGTTATTCAAGAAAGAGCATAACCGGAGCCCTGATGATGGAGACGGCGGGGCGCTGGCCGTAGTACCATCCCATGTGTTGAAACTAAAACCCCTGCTATTGCACGCAGGTTAGAGGAGATGAACATGTTACGAGAACTGGCGTTAAAAGGAATGGACTCCGTTATCAGTCGCCTGGGGTATATCAAAGCATCTGATGTTCCCCGAATGGCTCATGCGCTATTTGCTGGTGAGGGGTTGCCATACCAGCAAGACTTTATGGCCGATACCGAGGCCGAAATACAGAAGCTGGCCCTCACAAACCCCTGGGTTTATGCAAATATTTCGCTTATAAGTCGGCGGGTAGCTCTGGGGAGACTTATGGTTGAAGTGGAGAACAAAAAAGGCGTGTGGACCGAAGACCCTACGCATGACTTCACTTATATTTTCGAGGAACGACCGAATCCCTATATGGGGCAAATGTATGTGTGGATGTATCAGCTTTTCTGGTTACTGCTTAGAGGGGAATGCTATTGGATGCAGGTGCCGGACAAAGGGGGAACGCTAAGACAGGTTTATCCTCTACCGGCAAATCGCATTGAGCCCATACCTTCAACCACGGAACTTATTGCCGGGTTTTGTTATACACCCTCCGCGACCGGTATTCGAACAACGTTGAAGGCAGAGCATGTTATTTTTAACAGGCTCCCGAACCCTTTTAATTATAATCGGGGGTTATCGCCTCTAACGTCCTATGTGTTAGGATTGCAGACACAGCAGGAGGCCGAGAAGTTTGATCTGGAGGATTACAAGCAAGGTCTCACTCTCCGACATATTATTTCGTTAAGACCTGAAATTTCAGATCCGGACGCGATGAGATATCAGAGAGAAATCGATGAAGCTGTTAGACTTAATCGTCGATTTATGGTAACGCGGGGCGGTGATATCAAAGTGGCGCCCGTCACCATCCGACGAGGAGGGGAGGATAGCAGTGAGAACATTCAGAAACTTTCCAGGGGAAAAGCTGATTACATTTACGGAATTCCTTTGGGATTACGAACCTCTGATGCAACTCAGGCTAATGCCACAGTCGCCGAGAGGACGTTCATTTCAGATACGATCTGGCCCCTTATGGTACTCCTGGCCGAAGATCTGACGGTTCAGTCTGTTGAGCCTTATTATGGAGAGGGCTTGCGGGCTGTATTTGAGGATATTCGTATTCCAGACAAAGAACTCATCATGAAGGAAGAAAAACACAAGTGGCAGACGATGACTTATGATGAGGTAAGAGATCAGCAGAGACTCAAGAAATACTTCGATAAAGAGATCGGCAAGCAGAAATTCACGGTTGTTGATGAGCTTATCAAGATGCAATTTGAGGCAGACCTTGCAGCTAAGGCGCAGGAAGAAGCGCCTGCGCCAGAACCTCCCACAACCGTTATTCCCCCTGAAGGGGATGAACCTCCCGAAGATGATGTGGGCATGGAAGATGAAGAAGTGGACGACGTGCCGGATGGCTTCATTGATGAGGAAGGGAAGGGTAGTGAGGTTTATCGCTGGCTTGAGGAGGGCTGGCTGCCGGTTCCTTTTCAGCTAATGGAGACTGGCAGCGAGAACGGGAGTGATGCGGACCACTGGTATAAAGAGGGCTATCTTCCGGGTACGGCTTATGTGGCAGAACAGAGCGAGGTAGAATTGTGGGCTGAAGAGCGGCTCCCGTGCAACCTAACAGAGACCTAACTGTGTGCAATGGATAGGGTTTTATATACCGGTTGAGATCGTGAGCAATGACTTTGACCCTGAAAAAGTGGAGTCTGAGCATGTGGGGTCTCTGAGTGACTGGTTTTTACGAGAGGTTGAGAAAGCGAAGGAAGAGCAAACATGACTTGTTTAACCGATAAACTGAAGGATGTCCCGTGTATACTTTGTCAGCAGGCCGATCAGGTCTATATCGGGCACGGGAAAGCCCGGTTCTGCGCCCATTGCTCTATTACATGGGACCCTACTGAAGACGATTCGCCCATTGAGGGGAAAAGCGTTATTTTCGCGGACGATGCTGTTGATGGGGAGTTGCCGGAAGATATAGTCAGTCGCATGGGAGTACTGGCCGGGCGGGTCCTGAATGTGTTTGACTTTGAGGGAAGACTGGCGGAAGTTCTTGCGCTGCCGGAGGCGCTATTTCTCAACGCTAAACGTGCGAGTCAGCAATTTGTTAGAGATAGCGCCGGGCGGCTCGCATCCACAGGGGGCGGCAGGGCCAGAACCAGCACGAAAAAGAAAGAGGGAGAGGCCCCTGCTACTACCACAGCAAAAGTCAAGAAGAAGGTTAAAAACCCCGGAACATTTGAAACTCCTAAAGCCCTTCAAGATAGCATCCCGAAAAAAGGGATAGCTGGCGGCTGGCGACCCCCGGAGGAACGGGTATGGCAGGGCCAGCGGTATGCGGAGCCATCTTCAAGGCTTTCGTTGTTGCAAACCGGTGAGCTTGGTGAACAGATAGCGATGAAGGCGTTCGCCGATAAGTACAAAACGCCATTTGAGGGACTTAATGTGAATCGCAACAATGCTCCTATAGATGTTAAGGGGGACCATATAGGTATGGAAGTCAAGGGGGCGATGGGCTACAATGGGAATAGTAGCAGAGCCTGGCGATCTATGGAGGGGCAAAGGAGCAAAGCAGAAGTTGCCTACTTGAAAACGCTGTCCAAGGATGACAAGAGAGCCTATACAGATAAGAAACGGGCTGATATTTTGGTTCGCAAGCAAAGGGCGCTTCAGGAATTGACCGATCAAGCAAATGGCGAGGTATTTACAGGTAAGATGGCTGGACTGATTTTGTCTGCGGACGGAAGGCACGCCGATGTATTTGAAATCGATGGATTTCATCGATATGTAGGCTGGCCAAAGGGGGCTACTGAAGCGAACTATGTGGGTACATATTCGGTTGGAGATGACGCTTTTAATACGGCGATGGGCAAGGCGGTCTATATGAAGGGAATTCTTGATAACCCTGTGGGACTGCTGTATGAATGGGGCTACATTCAAGAAGAAGAAGTGGACTGGTTTGAGCCAGAAGACATAGAACTGCTGTCCCATGAAAATATCTTTTACTTTTTAGATGGGAATGGCTGGTATCATAT